GTTGTAAGTATAACAACCTGTGGGCCAGTATAACCTGAGACAGTTGGTAAGCTAGACACAACGCCAACAGGTTCAATACCTGACGCAAATGATGCAAAGCCAATAGATCCAGCTTCAACCTGTGAGGCTGTATAAATGTCAGTTGACCATGATGAAGTTGCATCATCCCAACGATAGATTGTAATGTCAGGCAACAGCAGAACAAGCTGACCATCGAAATCACCTGATGATGGCAAGCTGCTTACTGGCTCAATACCAAACGCACCCGCCTCTTGAAAAAGATCGTTGACCGCATCATTGAAGTCATTAGGTGTAATAAGCAGTGTGGTCGCATTTACGCTAGACGTGAATGCTGATTTGTTTAACGACAGGTCAACCGCTCTTGCCCAATAGTATCGCGTGACATTGTTCGCCAGATTGCCGCGAAAGAAGTTACTACTGCCAGATGAGCCAATAAGTGACGCAGTTGCGAGATTATTTGTTGTATTCTCCCATATTTCAATATGGCTCAAGTCCTGATCCGCTGGGTTAGTCCATGACAATTCAATGTACTTAGACCCCGCAACAGCAGCTAAACTAAGAGGCTCATTGGGTGGATCAGTATCCCCCTCAGAGGCAAGCGTGGCAGTAACAAAAGTCGATCTGACATCAAGCGCAGATACAGCACGCACTTTGACCTGATAATCATACCCGTTTAGAACAGGCTGTATTAAGAATGATGTGGTTGTGGTGAATGCGGAAACAAATTCAGCGTCAGCATCTAAAATTTCCTCATTCGTTAATCCATAATCTTCGCTGGTTTCATCCAACGCATCTGCAATGCTGCCCCAGTTTTCTTGCTCAGTATAAGTGGTATTAACTAATCCATAGTCCTCTGAACCGCCAAGACGCTTAAATTGCACCTCATAATGATGAACGAAAGCATTAACAGCCGCAGTCCAATCAGCGCGTATAGCTGGAATAGTTATACCATCATCATTAATTACTGCTGTTGCTGTAAGAGATAGGCTAGTTGGCGCTGCAACAGTGCGAAATTGTGGTAATGTTGTATTATTGGATATAATAGCCGTTTCTTCTGCGTTCCAATCAAATGCAGCGGATGATGTTTCGCGGAGCGTAAGATTAATCCTTAAATCACCCGCGTCTTGATTTGCCGCTAATCGCCAGCCAATGACCTCAAATTCTTTCGCACTAAAACCATATCTCGCATTGGTGAATGCTATAATGTCGCCAACTTCAATCTCAAATGCCTCTAAGCCAAAATCAGCAGAAAGCGTCATTTGCTCACGACCGCGGAAAAGCGTCAATTTAGCAAGTCTCTGGGCAGTCGCTGCACTTGTGGTGTACGGTAAAGTTAAATCTAATTTAACCTCTTCGCCGCCATCTTCTGCCTTGAAAGCTGCGCTTGTAATTTGTGGATAATCTGCCGTTATATAGTCTTGATTTGCATCAATAAATGTACCTGAGACAGTGTTGAAGTTGTCTCTCATACTAATTCGCGTATCTAGCGAGATAGGTCCACGCAGGTCATCCAGCGTCAGTGTTTTAACTGGTGATGAATATGCACCCGCCTTGAGCTTCCATGCCCCAGCGCCCCAGAAAAGTGTCCCTGCGCAAGCTGTTGTCATGCTTTGAAGTACATCACCAACAGAGCGGTCTGCCCTTACAACCCCATTGATCGTATATCTATTTTCAGACCCACCGCCACTTAATGTGACACTTTCATCGCACTCATTTGCAGCCGCTTGGAATGACGTATCATCTATGCTGCTATCATTTAATCCATAAGAGGATGCAATAAAATCACGAATACAAAGCGCAGCATTATTGGAATAAGCAGTTGATGCTGATCTTGGGTCATAGACCTTTTTGCCTTGAACCTTTGCTGTAATTAATGGCAAGCCATTTGGAAATACATCCTGATCGTATTCATACCTGACATAAAGATAAGCAATACCATTACCAACAAAATTGCTATCAACAGAGGTTTCACTAACTAAATCACTATCTGCTGTTGTCTGAGAACCATCATGCTTCTTAATACGGATTTTGCTGTTATAATTTACTTGCTCATCACCTGTACCCGCTACACTAACAAAGCCATTGGCATCAATTGAAGCGATTTGATCATTAATATAAATATCGCCAATGCTATTTAATTCATGCCCAGCAAGTACAATGACTTGGTGCAAGTATTTATTATCTGTGCCTGTGCTTTCGTAGAAAGTAACAACACCGCCTTTTCTGATTTCACCGTACACAAAATCATGCGGCGCAGAGACATCTTTACTATTAACCAATAGGCCAACAGATGAACTAGCTCCAAAATCAGGTTTAGGCGCAAGGGCTTGCAACGCCCATGATGTTACGGCTGTGTAGGCTAAATAGCCTACTACACCAGCAAAAGTAGCGCCAAATGCAATAGTAGTGCTGGCAAGCGCGGCTGAACCACCTAAACCCGTAATAATCGCAGTTCCAACACTAGCAGGATCATGCGGAACACGATCCCAGCTATTGAAGCTTTTAAGGGTTAAGTCGCCTAATTTATATCTATTCATGCCCTAACCCATGCTTGATGAATGTAATCTAAGGGTAAGTATATCATACCTTCCTTGGATAAGAAAACTGCCTTCGTACCCGTACAGATACCCATTGCACCACCAATAACCCAACGCTGCGCTCTTTTAGTCAAAACCAGACCACCCAAAGGAGGAATGTGCTTAACCCTCTGCAATCTAGCATCAACAGCAGAGATAAAGCTAGAAAAACCAAACTCTTTCCTTAATTGATCCCGCCTCATAGGTACTCCATCCTTCATGTACCTATCAAGCCAATCATCAGCCCAACCTTCACCATACATTGCGTGAAATGCGTTATTGGTAAAAGTAAGGCAATCATTTTTGCCCCACTCAAATGGCTTATCACTTGCCCATGATAAATAAGAATTTAGGCTCTCTCGCGTCCCCATACGATGTCCTTATCTTGCATATCAGCAACGTAAGAAAAGAACGTATCGCCACTATGCCGCGCAATATGGTTTTCATGGGTATAACGACGATTACTTGCACGCTCCAAGCCAATCAGCTTACTCTCAACTGTCAAAGTGATTGTGCTTGTTTCACCACTGTCCTCAATAGACATAGTGTTTATAAAGCCGCTAAATACTTCGATTGCGGTTGTATCATCAGTTCCAAAATATACTCTGCACAATCTTCTCTGATATGGTTCCGATAAAGCCAGTGAAACAATGCTAGATGCAATACCGTTCAGCGTAATTGTGATATTCTTCGCTGATAGATCATTAACCTCTTCAAGACCACTAATTGAAAGCACATTGCCCGATCCAGTATATGTTTCTAAGTTGACAGTTTTGTCACCGTAGCCTGTCCATAAACGAATGGCGTTTTCTCCCGAATAACCACCTTGGTCATATCTCGTATCATCGTTATCATCAAAGAGCGCCTCAACAGCATAAAAGGGTTGGACAGATGGCTGACTGAGTGCTGTGAGTAATGCTGCTGGAACTGTGCGGCTCATACTGCCTCCACTGCACCAAAGGTGATGCCATATAAGCTTGCCTGATTGACAGACCAAGATGTTTCATTTGAGGCAAGCCTAAAGACGCCTTGTGTGCTTTCCAGAGTGACTGAAGCATTATCCGCTATACTTGTCCGCACATTAGGCCAAACGTCTACTGTGGCGGCTCCTGTGCCATCCGTATCCACATCATTCAGCACCTTAAACAGTTGCCGCGATGTGCCGCTACCGATCTGCATGTAATCACCAGCTTTGAGAAAGTCCGTTGTGCTTAATGGTGCGCTATCAATTGCAATCGTATTACCTGACGAAACAGCGCCATTGACTAATACTGTGTCACTATCACGCCCTGATCCAAGCGGAGTAGTTGCCAACGGATCACCTAAGTAGAATGTGCCAAGCTGCCCTTTTAGCGAAACTAACCATGCCACCCAACGCTCTGCATCCGCTCTCGCCATTGGTGGAAGCGTAACATCTGCTTGCCACATTTTACCAGCATACTCATGCGCCTGACCTGCAAATGTGAAGGGACTGCGCGAATAAGCCACCGCATTGATTGCGCGAAACTCAATACTGGTTATGCCCGTATGTATTGGAAGCGTTAAAGGATAGGAGATGCTCAATGTCTTACTCCATGATCTTCAGTGTATCCATTTTTAGAAAGATATTCTGATCTCGCATGAATTGCTTCTTGTTTTGTTTTATAACAACCTACATGCGTTGCATCCATTCTTAATCTCCAAGAGCCATATGGCAACCTCGATATTCCTGAATACCCTGTATTATTATCAATGCGTCTTTTTGCATTTCGACCGTTAATAGCAGAATTAACACTTCTAAGATTTTGAATTTTATTATTGTCTGGGTTTCCGTCAATATGGTCAACTTCTTCTGGCCAATATCCATGATGAATGGCAAATATTACTCTATGTTGAAGCAATCTTTCTCCGAAAAAACCTATATACCAGTAACCATTTTTCTTCTTATCTCCAGCCATTTTACCTGCGTATCTTGTGGTCGCAGCTTTGCTGTAAAGCTTATCTTTCCAAAAAAGTCTCCCATCTTGATATTTAAGATATTTTTTCAATTCAGATATAACAGCCATTATGCAAACGCCCTTCCATATGATCCACCGCGCCTCTTAGCGTCCGATACAGCAGCCTTTGCGCTTTCTGCTATCTGAGGCATCAAGCCTTTTATTTCGGCTCTTACTGTTTGCTGCACACCAGTAGAAACATTAATCGTTTGATTGACAACCACTGTGCCACCGCCAAGCTGATTATTCGGTATTACAGTGCCGCTACGATTGGGAACTATAAGCTCTGGACCACGCTCGCCAACCAGATAGGGAGAGCCAGCAGAAACAGGACCACCAGCAGCCCTTGGCCTCGCTCTTGGCCTCATAGTATAGCCACCGCCCTCTACAGGAGTATAACCCATGCCGCCCATGATTGCACTGCTTATAAATCCAGTAATCTGCTTAACAACAAAAACACGATAAAGCTCTGCAATAATATCCGCTGCCATTGAACGAAACGCATCCTTGACAGACATTGTACCACGCACCGCAGACATCATAGCATTCTCGAATGATGATCCAATGCTGTTAGATATATCAACAAGACGCTGTGCTGCTGGCGATAGTTCATTTGTAACAGTTTTCGCTAATTCCTTAGTCTTTTTAGTGGAGGTGTCAGCCATCTCGCCCCAATCAGCAAAAGCCGCTGAAGCACCATCTAAGCCATCACCGTATGTCTCAATATATTTAGAAATTTCTGCAACGCCTGAAAGAGCCTTTGCCCTTCTAGCTTCCAAATCTAATATTTCTTTAAGCGCACCCTTTTGCTCAAGAAACTCTCTTGTCATATCTTGTAGCTGAATAATCTGTGAAGTTGTCAACAACTTCCCGCTGTTCATAATGGATAGCTTTTGTTGCTCTAAGAGAATTTGAAGCTCAGCTTCATCTTTTATTTTTTTGCCCAACTCTTTGCGCAGTGCAATCTCTGTTTGCACAATTTGAGTTTGCTGCTGCAACGATAATTGCGCTGTGTCAAATTGCTTTTGTCTAAGAACGGCTAATTCGCGCTCTTGCTTGATTTGATTAGCATAAAATTGACGCACCATTAAATCAGATTGCGTCATTCTGCCCTGTATAGTTTCTTGCCTTTCTTTTTCGGCTTTAGCCGCTTCTCTTGCCCTTTCAGCTTCATCTTTTTTGCCTTGAACAATAGCGTCAACCTGCTCACGCATTTTTTGCATATTGGTCAATTCTTCTGCTGCTTGCTTTAGTCAGATTTTCTCAGAATTGACTAATTGAAGTCTTTGCTTTACATATTCATCATCATCGCCTCTAATGTTTCTTAATTTTTCATATGCTTGTGTAAATCTTAAAATACGAGCATTTATATCTTCAATTTTTTCTAATTGCTCATATTCTCCTTTTGTTTCAGCGCCAGCAAGAAGCATATCTAATTCTTGCCGCAGGGATTTTACTTCATCTTTGAAGCCCTCTGTTGAAATCGTAGATTTCTGGAAAACAGTTCCAAGAGCCGCGCCTACAGCGACAACCGCGCCGAGCACAGAACCCAAAGGCCCAAAAACCGCAAGCATTTGTGAACCTTGCTGACCAAACGCTTGTAAAAAACTTGTTCCATTTTGAAGTTGCACAGCAAAGTCAGCGACCTGATAACCAGCTTGCTGAGCTAAGCCTTTGCCAAATTTATTCGCAGCAACTGCTGTTTTATTATATTGAGTAGCGTGTTCTCTAAGGCGCTGAGTAGTGCGCTTAGTCGCAGCCCCAACATTATCAACGCCCTTTTGCACGTTAGACAATTGCCTAATCGCGTCACCCGACTGAACCCCCACGATAATATTCAAATCAGTCATCTGAGCGTTCCTTTAGTATCCTGTAATACGCGACCCATTCATTGTACTCGTCCATCGTCATCATATCAACTTCAGCTATCGTCTTGCCAAGTTTTTCAGCCAATGTAACGACATTCATCCTGAATGGATCGTCGTTTAGTTTTTTTCCAGTTCCTCCACCGTTTTACCCTGCACAATCGCTGATGCAACGCGCAAAACGACTAAAGGCTCCCTTTTGTCAAACCAGTTCTTATCACCAAAATCAAATAGCTGATTACCTTGCTCATCAAGAGCTTTGGTAATGATGATATGCACTTGAATTTCACTATCCAACAGATTTTCTAAGAAATTGGGATAGCGTTGAGTTATTTTTTTATTGTCCCTGACAGTCATAGGCGTGAAGAAGATTTTGAGCGGTTGCCCATTGAGCAACCACTCTTCAACCTCGATACACTTCACGGCATCGTCTTGGACTTCTATTTGAGAAGTGATGGACATTAGACGGTTCCGATTGTCAACGCACCAGTTAATTGCAATTCAGCTTCTAGCGT